CGTACAACGCACTACGACATCAGCCACAAGTGTCTGTCAATCTCGTGTACGAGGGTGGAGAGACAAGCATTGATTCGGTAGAGGTCGATGGTGAGACCTTCACGAAAGATGACTGAGTACTTGTAGTGAAAGTGAACAGTTCGAGCATTTATAAATGAGATTCTGTAACTGGACGTATTGTGATAGAACTATCCCACGACACGCAATTGAGTGTCGAAAGTGTCGTGACATGAAGTGGTATGATAGATATATCGAACACTTACAACACCAATGTTGGGAAGAGGAAGAACTACCACTCGATGAATATGAAGACGCACTCGAAATCATTCTCGAATCCCGCGAATCTGGTGGACCAAAGGAAGCAGCACTACGACTCGAAGCAGAACATGGATTAAACCCTGCTACATTCAGTGAACGGTTCTCGTAAGACTTAAGTAGATACCCACCCAACTACCTATTGTAACAATGAGTGACAGCGAATCCACGCCGACTCGAATGACCGACGAACAGATGGAACAGTACCGCAGCACGGCTGGTGCTGAGATTAAGACTGCTGATGTGAGCAGTGACGAGCACGCCTTGAAGCAGGTGCTCGGTACTGATGACAGTGACAAGGAGCGTGTGTACGATGCGAAGATTGCTGGCGAGCGTTTCGTCCAGTTCTACGACGACAGTGCTGCTGCCATCCGTGAGTACCTGTCGAATGCTGAGACTGCGTGTATCCGACGAGCGAAGGCGGAGCTACGCGATGCTGGTGTGAGTGACGATGACATCCCCTCGAACATTGCTGACCTGCTGGAAATGGCACGGGATGTCGCCAACTACGAACCTCTCATTGAGGTCACGTACAATCGCAAGCAGGACGAGACTCGCCTCATCATCGAGGATAACGGTATCGGCATTTCCGTCGAAGAGTATCAGGTCGTGCAGCGAATTGGATACTCTACCTCTCATGGAGATGGTGAGCGCCTCGGTCAGTTCGGTATGGGTTGGATGAGTGGTTTCCAGCTTACGTCCATCCACGGCTGGTTCCAGATGTCTACCCGCAGTTACATCACCGATGAAGCCTACTCCACGCAGGAGTTCGTCGGCAACTGTGAGTACCTCGATTACCAGCCGGAAGACTACGGCACTCGCTTCGAGTTCCCGTCCTTCGGTGAAGCTGGTAAGGAAATCAACATCCCTGCAAAGGTCGAGGAGTTCGCTGAGGGAATGCGAGTTCCTGTCCTCTACCGACATTTCAATGCCTCCGGTCAGGAGACTGGTCAGAGTGATGACTTCCTGCCTCGTAACATCGAGGATGACTACTCGGACGACTCACTGGTCGTTGCTGCCGAGAACGAGTTCTTCAAGGCAGTCATGTCTCCGAGCAATCCTGAGAACCGTCGCTCCGGCGACCTCATCACTTACAATGTCACAATGCCGATTCGACGCAATCTTGACTCGTGGCAGGACTTTGACTCATTCGAGTCTCCGTGGAAGTGGGACTTCCGTGGCAAGCGAGAGGATGGACCTATCGTGAAGTGTGACTCTGACCCGTCTCTTGTGGGGAAGGCTCCTGTCGAGAACACGAAGTACGACAACATGCTCAAGGAGCAGCAGGAGAAGCATGTCCCGATGAGTGAGGTCCCGCATGATGCGATTGTCATGCCCGGCCCTGCGTCGAGTCGTGACTCCTACATGTCTGGACATGACGACTTCTGGACATACGTGAGTGAGTGCCTCAACGAAGAGTGGGCAGCGGTGGCTTCGGAACGCTTTGAAGAACTCGATTCGTGGAATGCGTTCAAGTCCATGGAGCGAGACGAGAAGGAAGCACTCTTCCGAGCGTACAGTCAGTTCGGCCCCGGATACGGAAAGAACGACCCTGACAACATTCAGGAAACACTTGAGGAAGCGTTTGACGTGACTGTTCCGCTCGATGTGTGTGAGAAGATTGACAAGTCTCGGTCGAGTCTGTGGGTCGTCCCTCGTGGGCACAATCAGGCCCATCACAAGAAGCCTGCCAAGCGTAACAAGAAGAAGATTTGGCAGATTATCGATGAAGGTTCCGATGGTGTCTACATGGGTAAGTCTGTCTCGCAGAAGAAGGCCGAAATAGCATGGGGACTTGGTGACACGCATGTCGTCCGAGTCAATCCCGACGATGGACAGACGACGAAGGAGCGATACGCTGAACTGGAAGAGCTGTGGGGCTTCAAGAAGCTGAAGGACCTCCCGTCGAGTAAGCTCCGTGAGAAGTTGCCTGAACTGGATGACGATGTTGCCGACGAGTGGGAGTCGCGGAGCGCGACAGACCGCAATACGGGTAGCGGGTCTGCGAGTCGAAGGACGAGCCGTGACCCGACGACGAAGCGCATTCAGGTCCGTGTTGGCAAGCGCAGCCGACGTAAGTTCAGCCAGACGAAAGTCTCCTCTCTGGAGAACACGCTTGAAGCTGATGAGGAGTTCCGTGTTGGTCGATACAGTGCCAACTATCTGCTCCTCTACGACCAGACTGAACTCAGTGGCAGCACGCCTCCGACGAGGCACGCAGACCGAAATGCTGGCATCGCTGTCGCTGCTGTCCCGAAGTACGTCTACAAGTACCTCAAGGGCGTCAACAATGTGTACACCGACTACGACGACCTTCGGTCGAACATCATCGCTGATGCAAAGGACGAACTGGACTGCGCAGACATCGTGTACTTCACGTCGGGTGAGGTGTACGACTCCTACAAGGACGATGCACAGGGTCTCACGACTGTCCTGAATCAGCACGCCGGAACCGACCTCGATGAAGACGCTGACGCTGCTGTCTTCCGAGAGCACAAGTTGAACGACTACACGCAGATTGAGAACGACGACTTCGACGCAACGGTCGTTGGTGTCAACAGTGGATACAAGGCTGGTCGTGTTCGAGACCAGAACACCTCCCTCGACATGGTGGACATCGTGTTCGACCGAGAGGTCCCCGACATGGATGTGGATGCACCGGAGTTCCAGCAGGTCTTCGGTCGAAAGCGCCACCTCTCCGCAAACAGTACGACTGTCGAACGAGGCATCGAGATGGTCAAGGCAATGGGTGGCCGCTTCCCGTCACAGAACGGCGACTCGTAAGAGTTAAGTAGATAGCTACCCAACATAGAAGTGTAACAATGAGTGATTCAGACTACACGCTGAACGAACTGGCGAATGCAGAGATTGTACCGAATCAGGGCGGCCCCAATGCGTGGCTCGTGCGATTCGGTGAGAACGACTACCGACCTGTGAACAAGTCTGCCAAGAACCGTCTCGTCCTTGAGGATGATGTCCTCGACCGAGACTCGTTCGAGTATGGTGGTGTCACTGTGGCCGTGGACTTCGAGTCTGACGACTACGTGCTCCGCCGTGATGGACAGACTGTTCGTGTTCCGTCTGCCAAGCACGAGCACGTTCTCTGGTCGCTTCGAGATGAGGATGGTCCTCGGCTCAACAAGCTCTTCGATGAGCTTCATGTTCCGACCGTTCGGCAGGGCCTTATGGACATGCTCATGCCTCGCTTCCGAGAGCAGAAGGCAGACCTTCGCAAGACGCAGGATGGCTGGCTGATTCGAGGAGACATTCTCGTTGAGTGGGATGCCAGCAACAGTCCTGTCGATGTGGCACAGACTCACGTTGTCCGAGGCGGCGAAGCGGTGGCCGCAGACAGCGACAAGGAAGCACGAGAGGTCTCGTTCAGCATCTCCGACGATACGGAGGTCACTCTCCCGAACGGCACGACCACCGACCTCGATGCAGTTGAGATGAAGTTCCTGACGACTGTGGGACTGATTCTCGGTACTGGTGGTACTGGCCTCTACGATGATGGTCTCACGCAGTCCATCGAAGACAGTCACATCGTCGGCTTCACTGACACGAAGTCTGGCCTGCACCACGGTCACGGGATGCAGAAGCACACCCTCGACATGCTCGGTGTCACTGATGAGGCGACTGAGCGTCTCTGGTACAACGAGTACGACCACGCTGGAGTCCACGAACTCTACGTCCGTCGAGGTGAGTTCGAGAATGCACCCATCGACGTGTTCGATGATGCACCGAACGACAGTGCAGAGAAGTGGAACCACATCGAGAACACCTCTCGGAAGGCTCCCATCCCGAAGAGCGTCCGACGTGACCTCGAACAGCGGTACGAGTAAGCCCTCTCCGTGAGGGTCGTTCGGGCCATTAGCTCAATTGGTAGAGCGCCCTGCTCATAGTCTCGTCACCTGTTTACCACGTGGTGGGATGAGACACGGGGTCGTTGTCGGTTCAAGTCCGATGTGGCCCACTATGGAACCACAGATAATTCCAGTTCCGTTAGAGGTTGGTAGTCGCGTTGTCCTCTACGGAGATGTAGACCTTGAGGAAGAAGGAGCAGCAATCGACATTACCTATGAGGCAACTGTCGAACAGTATGTACCAGAGACCAGACTCATTCGCATGAGTGATGGAACGGGTCGAGCAGAGTTGCTTCGACTGTTTGACGAAGCTTCGGGCTTCGAGGTAATCAAAGACGCATCGGAACAGTTAAGTGGTAGTGAGACCAATGGTGAACTGTAATGGGCGCACTTGACTTACTCGGCAAAGGACTACTCGGTGTTGGTGCAGTGATTGTGATTATCCTCTTGATTCTGGTACTACTTGCTATCAGTGCCGCAATCGGGGGACTATTCGGCTACCTCATCGGCTACGTGTACGTCAACTGGCTCGGACTCTCGATTGGGTTCAGCTTGGTTGATTGCGCACTCATTGGGTCGATTGTGGGTGTCGTTGGTGGCGGTGGTGCAGCAGCGAGCAACAACTAATCGAAACGCTTAAGGTAGTAGCAGCCCTCTTTTGATACATGAACTTAGATGACTTAGTGGACTCCATCGAGTTGCCCGAAGAGTTTGATGGTCTACCAACCTTTGTTGTTGGTGGTGCTGTCAGGGATGCAGCTCGTGGTGTCTCTCCAGAAGACATCGACCTTATGGTCGCAGAGGTTTCGCCTGATGAGATGAATGAGCGTGGATTTAGAGAAATTGATTCTCCGAACAATGACACGTTCGCAGTATTTCAAGACTCTCTTGGTCGAGAGGTTGCAATTGCCAGAGAAGAAGTCTCAACGGGTCCGGGTCATACTGACTTTAGCGTTGAGCCTGTTCCTGCTGATGTTCGTGCGTCTGAGGCTGTCAGCAGGGACTTGGCCCGACGTGACTTCACGTTCAATGCAATGGCTCTCGATGTCCGACACTCGGTCTTACACGACCCACATGGTGGAAGAGGCGCACTGGATGCACGAATCGTCAGGCACGTCAGCGATGCGTTCAGGGACGACCCACTTCGCATCCTTCGAGGCGCACGCTTCGCCGCACGTCTGGACTTCGACATTGCGATAGAGACGCAGGTCGAGATGCAGGAAGCGGCAGCACGTCTTAGTGACTTGCCACAGGAGCGTGTTCGCCTTGAGCTTGAGAAGGCTCTCAGGCAAGCTGAATCGCCGCGCCTGTTCTTCGACTGGCTGCGACAGGTCGATGCACTCGAAGAGACGTTCCCTGAATTGGCAGAGCTTATCGACGTTCCAGCAGGACCAAGCACGCATCACAAGGAAGGAGATGCCTTCGAGCATACGATGCGTGTCCTCGAAGAGATGAATGACCGCCGCGAAAACGATGAATTAGCATTGCTCATGGCAATAGCACACGACCTCGGTAAAGGTGAGACGAACGACGAAGTGCTACCCTCTCACCATGGGCACGGCGATGCTGGCATTCCTGTCATCGAGCGAATGGTTGATAGACTCTCAATGAGTAATGAACAAGAATCTGCCATGAAGGAAGCTGCCTCGATGCACATGCGACTACACGACATTGAGGAAATGCGAGATGTGACGGTCCTCAAAACGTGGCAGCGTATGAATCACTTCCATCGAATGTTTGACCTCATGGTCGCTGATGGTCGGGGTAGGGAGCCTGAACGTGAGTGGAGTAGAGGCTCTGCCCTCCGTCGATTCGGCCTTGCCAAAGCTGCATGTGAGGAGGTTACGGGTCAGGACTTAATCGATGATGGGCACGACCCTGACGAGATGGGTGGCGAGCAGTTTGGAGACCTCTTGCACCAGCGACGAGTCGAGTGGATGAGAAATGGTGTGGGCGAAGAACTTAAGTGAATAGCAGTCTAATAGGCTTGTATGAAGAAATATCCGAAACTCCGCTATCCGGGTGAGGAAGAGACACGTGGGCTGTTTGCCGATGGTACAGTCTATGTTCAGGAGAAGCTTGACGGTGGTAATGGTCGCTTCATGTTGGAGCACCATCTCGATGAACAGTTCCACACCGACGACCGAGATATAGTCTTCGGCTCCCGCCGAGTCGTATACAAGAATCCGAAGGATGAGACGAACCAGTTCGGTGACTCCATGGAGTTCGCTCGCTCTGAGGTTGAGCTGAGTGCGCTCGAACATCACGACAGCCAGTTCGATGGCATCGTCATCTTCGGTGAGTACATGGAGCCGCACACAATTCAGGACTACAACTGGTCCAAGTGGCGTGGCACGTTCATCGGATACGATGTCTGGTCCATTGGTGGGCAGAAGTTTCTTGACCCGCTTGTGGCCCTCGACGTAATCGAGGATATTGGACTTCCGACAGTACCGTTCCTCGATGAAGTATCTGTCGAGGATTGGGAGAGTGGTGATACCGAACTTCACGTTGATGGTGAGTGGCCTGACGACACTTCGTGGTGTCCGACAAGTCAGTTCGGTGACACTCTGGCCGAAGGTGTGACTATCAAGAATCCGACAACCGAGGTCTACGCCAAGCTGGTCCGAGAAGACTTCAAGGAGAAGAATAGTAAGACCTTTGGCAAGCCGAAGAAACATCAGGAGAGTGGTGCAGAGAAGCTCTCTTATCAGTACATCACGAATGCTCGTATCCGAAAGGCAGCCCATCGCCTTATCGATGAGGGTGATTGGGACTCCCTGAAGATGGAGATGATGCGAGAACTCCCCGAAGAGGTAATCCGCGACATGGCTACGGAGGAGGGTGGAAACATCTTCATGGGAGAGAACTGGGAAATCGACACACAGCAGTTCCGTTCCATCACGTCGAGTCGATGTGCAACGGTGCTTCGTAAGATGATTAACGAACAGCAGTTCGAGGAACTCAACTAATGAAAGAAAAGAAATATATCAATCGCATGTACGAAAATGCGGTGTGTAATCCGAGCGTCGATGCAATGGAGCATAAAGAGATTGAAGCAGACGTTCGCCGTCAGGCAGAAATGCTCTGCCTCGACCCGGACGTTTGTGTCAGACTAATGAACAAGCGATTCCCCGAAGTAACGACTGGTGACTTCAAGAAGTCCAGCGACCTCACACAGATGGACAGTCCAATATGATTATGACAATTGTCATTGGGCTGTACTCACTGGTAATACTGGGTCTTCTGTTGAGTATCGACCCACCGCCAGTGTATGCGACAGTAGAATAGCAATCCTTAAGTAGATAGCAACCCTCTTTCTCAATATGAACGAACGACAATTCCGCGAAGTGATGGACACCTGTCTGGAGAAGAGTGGCAACGACCTGAAAGACTATCTCTCACAATTCGAGGACGAGCCTATCGTCGTGAGTCTGCTGACTGGTACGGAGTTTGATGACATTGGTATCGGTCGCACGACTGGCAGACAAGCTGCCGAAACGGTTTGGCCGGACTTTGAAGACAGTGAGGGGTCGCTGACTGAGAGCATCAAGTCCATACACACACCGTACACTCCGGGCATCGACGGGCACGACATCGACCAACTGTATCTCGATTTAGAGATGCTTGAGTCAAAGTCTGGACAAGACCAGCAGGACTTTCTTGCTGACATGTTCGAGGACTACGCATATCCAAGTGTCGTGAGCTATGCGGTACTCTCTGACCAGAGCCTCGGCTTTGGTGAATCTACACTGGCCAAAGCGTTTGGCGTCAAAGACAGTCTCCCCTTCTACGATGATGTGGCAAGTATCATCCGAGATGATAAACCATTAACATCTCCCGAAGCTGGTAAACCATTCGACCCAATGCTGGCTGTTCCTGAAAGTAGGGGACAACCGGACAACGCGGTCGCACAGCGAAAAGTCGATGGATACCGCATTCTCATCCACATTGGTAGAACGGAAGAGGAATTTATCAATGATAAGAAGAGCGATGATACTGTCAGAGCATTTACCCGTTCGATGAATGAGGTGACTGAGAGTCTACCGGAGTTACAGGAAATCGACTTCAGTAGCCTTGGTGGTCACTACATTCTGGATGGTGAGGTGATTGCCGAGAATGGTTCGTACTCTGACACGAGTAGTCGTATTGGGCGCTCTGCTGAGAATGTCGAGCGAGATATTGAGATGGAGTTCTCACTATTCGATGTTCCACTGTTCCGTGGTGTTGACATGTCCGATGAACCGTTCAACAAGCGACACAAGAATCTCATCAATGTCGTTGAGGCTATCGATGATGAGCGTGTCTATCATCTTGGGCTAAAAGGTGACATCGAACTGGCAAAAGACGAAGCAATTGCCAATGATGAGGAGGGTATCATCGTCAAGGACATGGAAGGCCCATACGAGTACGGGAAGCGAAGTAAGTACTGGCAGAAGGTCAAGATGGACGACGAGACGGTAGACGTGCGTATCAGCGGCTTCGAGGAAGCGCAAGGTGATAAGAGTGGCACGCTTGGTGCGGTCGCTCTGGAGACTGCTGACGGCTCTCATATCGGGAAGAGTGGTTCAGGATTCTCCGACGCACAGCGCGAGGAAATCTGGCAGAATCAGAACGAGTGGATGGGGCGCTGTATCGAGGTCGAAGCGCGAGGAATCGGAACACAGGGCAATCTGCGTATGCCAATCTTCAAGCGTGACCGCTCGGACGATGGAGAACCCGACACCCGTGAGCGAATTGAGGAAGTGATGAAAGATGTCTGATATAATCTCAGAAGCAATCCGAAAGTATCGAAACACTTAAGTAATAGCCTACCCTATTGTCATAGTATGCCGCGTGATAACTTCTGGACGACGGCAAGCGAAGAGCACAAAGAGATAGCACGCAAGTTCTACGAGCACATCGAGTACTCGTACCCCGACCGTGTGACTTCGCGGCGAATGTGTCCGTGTCTCGAATATTGCCATACGTGTGGATTCCCACTCAACGGGAAAGCAGAGTACATCGAATACAACGGACCACCTGTGACAAACCTATGACAGATTACATGCTCCACGATGTTGTGGACACGACGCGAATGATTGGTCCACAGGGTCGATACTCAAAGGGAATATGCAAGACATGCAGCAAGCAGTACAAGGTAACTCGTGACGAGTTTGAGCTTGAGACTATAACACAACTGGATGGTTCAAGCTATGTACCGAGAGACGTAGACATTGACATGCTTGAATACGTTGCAACGATGCGAGCATGGAACTGCTGCCACGATGGTGAGAAGCCGCTCGATGGTCTACCAGAAATGGACGCACCATTTGGTATCGAGTGGCAATAGTAACCCTTAAGTAGATAGCTACCCTCTGTTTGGGTATGACCGGACAGAGTAACTTCGAGGACTTCGACATTGACGAAGCGGTGTCCAACTTGGACAAGATGAAGAACGACACCGCCAGTCCTGCTACTTCTTCACAACCTGTCGGTAAGTCCATCGAAAACTTCACCAGAGACTTGGACGAACAGTATCCTGACCTCTCCCCGAAGGGGGCAATCCACATGGCTGTCAATGAGGTGTGGCCTGCTGATAGCTTTCGTGAGCATCAGAAGGAAGCTATCGTTGACACGGTGTACGCCCTCTACGTCGATGATTACGATGTTGTTACTATTTCCGCACCGACTGGTGCAGGGAAGTCACTCATCCTCTATGCGGTGAGCCGTGTACTTTCTCATGTGAGTCAGGGTACGACATTCAGCACGACACCACTCAACACACTCATCGACCAGATTGAGGATGACGGCCTTATCGAGCAGGTCGTTACAATGAAGGGTAAGAATAATTACAGTTGTGTTCATCGTATGGACAAGGGTGCATCTGTCGATGATGCTATCTGTCAGCGAATGAGTGGATTTGACTGTGAGCACAAAGACAAGCCCCACACATCGGGTGGCTGCCCGTACTACGGTCGCAAGAATGTTGCACAGCGCACCGATGTTGCTGTCACAAACTTGTCGTATCTGATGGCCAATGCTATGATTCCATCGGCAGCCGATGCGAAGTTCGAGAAGCGAGACCTTCTGGCGATTGACGAAGTGCAGAATGTCGAGAATTTTGCACTTCAGTTTATCGGCTTCACTGTGGCAGAACACCTCGTCCCCGTCAATTTTGACATTCTACCAGAAATGCCGGGATATGGTTCAGATATGGAAGAAATGGTTGACTGGCTCTACGAGCTACTTCGCCACGTCATCGACAACCACGAGCGGCTCACGGCAAAGCAGAAGAACGGGAGTCTGACGACTGGTGAGAACAATGACAAGAAGAAGCTCAAACGCTTCCAGCACCGACTGTCGAACTTCCTTCAAGACCACGAGGAGGGCCGCCACTGGACGAAGACGCATGACGATGGTAAGGTAATCTTCGAGCCGGTCTTTATTGGCCGATTCATTGACAAGTTTCTCTGGTCGCAGTGTGAGAAGGTTGTCCTGTCGAGTGCGACAATCCCGAAGGGTGACTTCATCGAGAATATTGGACTTGGTGAGCAAGATGTGTACAACGTCTCAGTCGAATCCACCTTCCCGAAGGAGCGCCGCCCTGTGATTACGACTGAAATGGTCGGTAAGATGACACGTGGTGAGCGGAATGAAACAATTCCAAAAATGGCCGAAAGAATCGGCAAGATAGCCGACGCTCATGCTGGAGAGCGTGGCTTCATTCATTGCAATAGTTACAAGATTGCACAGCGACTCTACGACAACATGTCAGTTCAGATTCAGGACCGCACTCGAATCCAAGACCAAGACGACCGCGAAGGCTCGTTCAATCAGTGGCTCGCGTCCGACGACCAGATGTTCCTCTCTGTAGCCATGGATGAGGGCATCTCTCTGGACGATGATAAGGCTCGATGGCAGGTTGTGGCAAAAGCAAGCTACCCGTTCATGGGAGATGAGCGAGTCTCGTATCGTGTCAACGAGTTGGGGCATTGGGACTGGTACGCGAATCAGGCCATCATCAACCTTCAGCAAGCAGTGGGTCGAGGGATGCGCTCGAAGGACGACTACTGTGTCACGTACCTGCTGGACGAGTCGTTCAAGTCTCTCATAGACCGCAATGGTCGTCTGTTCGAGGGATGGTTCATGGAGTCAATCGACTGTGAGAACGACTTGCAGAAGTATGAGAGTCCGTCAAAGTTCAGTTTCTCGGCCTGAGTCGAAGCCCTTATATGCGGATAGCGCCAATGATAGCATGTAATGAAACCGAAACTGATNATTCCACTTGCAGTGGTCGGAGTAGCAATTCTCGTAACTATCGCCATGGCTGGCCTTGCCTTTGGCACGGTCGATGAAGGCGAGGTCCACGTTGAAACGAATTGGGGAGAGTATACTGGTGTCACGTATGACTCCGGGTCGTACTGGCTTGGAGCATCGAGTGGCCCGCTTGGTGTGATGCCGAACGGTATTTCGTACAGCACTGACTCCCTGACTACTGAAGCACAGACGATGGAACTTGATGTGACTGATGGTCTATCTCAAGATGGTCAGGACATCGATGCAACTGTCTCCGTGACGTACAGCCTTGATGGGGAGCAGGCAGGGTCGTTCTACTCTGACTCTGACCAGTCCGAGCCGTTCCGCACTGTCGGTATGTGGGAAGAGCGTATTGGTGAGCGAGCAGTAGAGAGTGCTGTTCAGGATGCAACGGCAAGCGTCTCGACGCAGGAGATGGTCGAAGCTGCCGAGGATAATGAGGCTGAAGGTGCGAACATGGGAACGCTCCGAGCCGAGATTCGAGACGAGGTTGAGGCACAACTGAAGAACGAAACTGATGCCAACTCCCCGGAGGTTGAGATTCAGTCTGTCCGTATCGAGAAGGTCGAACTGTCGGCTGAATTGAGTCAGTCGCTCGAATCGATTGCAACGGAGAACGCTGAGGCCGAGCGTAAGCTCATCGAGGCAGAGGCAGACGCCGAAGCACAGCGAGCAATTGCTGAAGGTCAGGCTGANGCCTTCGACACGGTTGTAGAGGCATACGGTAGTGAGGAAGCAGCACTTCAGGCAGAGTGGATTGAAGCCATCGACGAGGATGAAGGAACCATCATCATCGATGCAGAAGCCGCACCCATCCTCGACCTAAACGAGCGAGACGATGTGGAGACGGGAGACGATAGGTACGAAGACTAATGGAGGGGAGACGTAAGTTTCTCCTCGCAGCAGGCAGTGCTGCAACAATCGCTGTTGCAGGCTGTGTTGAAGAAGAAGAGGATGAAGAGAGCGAGCCAGAACCTCCGGCAAGTATCGCACGACCGGAGCATGAGATTGATGTGTTCATGGTCGAAGCGTTCGACTATCTGAATGGACACAGAGAAGAGCCGCCCACAGCGAGCTTCGATGCAGGCGACTTGAAGCAACCGTGGCGGTACTACGTCGAGTCGCTCCAGTACCAGATGGAGTAAGACTCGAACCGGAAGACTTTTTATAGTACGGCACTAACTATTGCTTGTAATGAGCTTAGTGCTAATCATATTTGGAATCGTGCTGCTTTCCGCAGCAGTCGCAACGCTGATGATTGTAAAATACGCCCTCGAAGAATGGCGTGAGTCGCGTGAGGAACAGCGCAATCGACAGAAGCGCAAGGAAGAGCGCCGCGAGAAAGAGTTTGACGAGTTGTTCGACTAATGAATGGGAGGACTATCGACAACGCACTGTCTGTCGAGCGACTTGAAGAGCTTCGTCCACCGTGGGACAAGCACTTTGACTTGACGTGGCGTGCTCGGTGTTGGTACAACGAAGCGCCCTACACGGCTGCTGCACTCTTTGTAGAGGCAGCAGAAGAATCCGACACCTTCCGAGAACGGTTCGTGTCGGGAGAGACTGAATCGGTCGATGTAGGTGGCACGTCCGTCGAGATGGAGAAATGGCGCTCGACCATGGAGAAGGAGTTGCCAGAACTTCATGCGAAGCTTAACTCCATCAAACTGTCAGCATTCCAAGGCGGTGCGGCTGAACAGATGGCACGGAAAGCTTTATTAGAATAGGGTTACAATGGTAGGGTATGAGGATTAACAACCTTGACCTGCCAAAAACCACGCCAAGCACGCCAGTCAAAGTCTACTGTGATGCCACTCGTAGTAAGGATGACTTCTGTGCTGTTGGATGGGTTTACACTGACCACAATGGAGCCTTCTACGATGAAGGTGGGTGCGAACTCGGCAAACAACCAGACTCCGTTCAGGCAGAGATGGAAGCGATTAAGCGTTCACTGAGTGTTCTCGATGGATACAATCACGTCAACCACGTGAAGGTCTACACCGATTGCCAGCCGGTCCTCAATCATCTCGATGAGGAGACGCTTGGTGTCGGTTTCGAGAATCTTACACTCAATTGGATTGAGCGCAATCAGAACAAGCTTGCAGACCTCATTGCAGATAAGTACATGGCTGCGTCAAGTCAGAGTGCTAATGTGGTTAAGAGTGTTGCACCGTTTGGAAGTACCGATTGATGAAAAGCCTTAATACAGCAGACGACAATTAATACACATGGAACAATTAGACATCGCAGAAGAAGTGTTCGTGATAGATGATGGATTCGAGCCAGTGGTACAGGAGGGTGTTGTCACTAAGGTACGTGTCCTCGATAGCGATGAGTACAATGAAGTGGATGTACAATTCGGCAGCGACCCCTTTGACGCAGATGTAGCCACGCCACGCACGCTTGGTTGCATGTCCTGTCAGGTAATTCGCGTCGATGCAGATGGCTACGAATTGGCAAACAAGCTCGGCTTCCCAAAGCCTTAAGTCACTACCCACCCAATTACACAATATGTCACGACTACCAGACGAGGTTATCAGCATCTTCGAGAAGCAGCGAGAGGTAAATGTTCGGCCAACGATGAACGACTCAATCGAACTTCATTCGGCAACTGATAGCAATGCTGTCGATGCGGAGTTCGTCAGAGCTGTTGGCCTTCGTGTCGTGAAGGAGACAGGCTATATCATCAGTGGAATGCGAGACTATAGTGATGGTTACATCGAGATTTGGCTCGATGAGCTTCCGTCGAGCGTCGGCGCAGAAAATCTGACTGTGGCTCAGAGGGCCGCACGATGCCTCGACCATAAGGAGAACGGTACATGCTTCGAGCCAAACATCTCGGACGAGCCGAAGGAACAGTATGTGGACGTATACCCGGAGCCTCACGAATCGGCCTGTGAGGACTACTCACTCAAGTCGGATGACATGGACCGACTCCGCGAAGAGGGACTACAAATTCGATGCATGTCATGTGGTCGTGAGAGGGGGACGTACAATAACGAGAACTATCGAATCTGGTTCGAGCCGGTGGACGAATGAGTCACAATCTTTAATACCTACCCCACCCATTGTTAGAGTATGAACGACATCGACAAAGCACTTCAGAACCTTGAAGCTATCAAGGAGGGTAAGGGTATCGAATCTGACGAGGCTGCTACGCAGACTGCACCCAAGAGTCACCCAACGACCCGCGAGAAGCTTCAGTCTGACGATGGACTCGACGTTGCACAAGCGGAGGTAGACCGACTGTACGACGAGTACGCCGAGCTTCGAGACAATCTGCCACGCAATCGACTACACGTCGGCGTCTCTCGAAACGATGGACGCAATGGTGTCTGCAAGTACAACAAGCGTCTGACGAAACGGCGCTTCAACAAACAGATTACACAGACTGAGCGCAAGTCTGGACACCACATCATCGTCATCAATGAGAAGATTCTGGAGCAGGGCAACCGCGACGGCTTCCTCGATACGATTCGACACGAGGTGGCACATGCCTTGGCGTATGCGATTCATGGGACGAGTCAGAAACACAATCATCACTGGAAGGCACTGGCTGCCAAGCTCGGAGCAGACACATCCTCGTGTCACAACAAGCGTGACCGCTCGAACGAGTACAACTACTACATCGGTTGCCCGAATTGTGGTATGACTGGCGGAAAGGTGAAACGCTCGAAGGTCATCAAGCAGCCGTTCAACCGCATGTGTGGGCGTTGTGGTGAGAACGAGTTAGTCTCCTACGATGCTGACAAGGAGATGCCAGAAGAGAATGGCACGGTTGCTGTGGAATCTCTCGACTGGAGCAATCGACAGGAGTGGAACGAGGCGGGGAGACCGTGAGGGAAGACACGCGCCACTTCGTCAATCGTGTGACTGCCGACTGGCAGTACTCGTGGTCTCCTATCGTCGTTGAGGGAGATGGATGGGCTGCTGTCTGTGGTGATGAAATAGATGGTAAGCGAATCGAGCCAGCACCGTTCCCGTTTGTTACAACGGGTAGAAGCCCATCAGACAAGCGAATAGCTGAACTATTGGACGAGGCGTTCAGCAGTCGAGTTAGCAAGACTTATTACGATACGGAGCCACTACTCTAATATGGTTCGACAAACTGGCACTCTGTGCCTTGACCCAAGCACGCCCGAAGGACAAGACCTGCTCCGAGCAGTGAACGAGATTGCAGCAAGCGTCGAGGTTGGTACAGTTCACGAAGATGGCAACATCAACTTCCTCGTGGTGATGCGATAATGCCTCACCAAACTGAAGTCACGGAAGACATCGAGGGAGAGGGCGTCCACGGCGTTCACATCAAGCTTCGCACAACGAGTATGCCGTATTGTATCGCCACCTTCGATGGAGATGAGCGCGTGAGTGAGTGGAAGGCAGCCTTGCAAAAGGAGGAGGAGATATGGCTGGCTGAAGGATACCTCACAGCAAAGGAAACGTTTAAGTAGATACCCACCCTCTGTTAGCATATGAGTCAACGAGTCCAACCCAATGCTGAACCCGGCACTGGCACACAATACATGACTATCGCTCACAGTGACCCCTCTGACGAGGAAATCGAGCGCGTCATGGAGGAAGAAGAGAAGTTTTACGAGCAGGCTGTCCTATCGTTGACACAGGAGCGTGTCGATGGTCGGAGGTGGCAGTGCGGCGGCGAATATTGGGACACGTATCTCAACGACCTCGTGACGCTCAAGCGTGTGGCTCGGAAGAGTGTGTGGTGTCATGCTGGTGACATTGAGGACGCACCCATCGTCCTTCAATTCTCACCTGAGCATTTCGAGGGAGTCGAAGTGTATCCTAATCGAGATGACGTGGATGCCACGGAGCGGTTCATCCCTCGACACAATGTCCCGTTTCGGCCACCGCCGTAACACTTATATCAATAGCGACCCTTTGTTTGAGTATGAACGCACGAACATTCCTACAACAGTTCGAGGAATCGACCGACCGAGACCGCATGGTCGATGTTGTGTACGATGAGATGGTACAGTTCTGCCAAGAGGAAGGTATCACAACTGACGACATTAGCACGCCAATGCTGGAGCGACTGGCAGATGGATTCGTCGCACGAGGATTCGGTGTTCCTGAGAGCGACGAGACGGTATTCGCAAAAGGTAAATTCCAATCTGAAGAGTTCGTCCAGAAGTTCGAGGACTTTCAGGAGGTTGACCCGGAACTTATCGAAGAACTGAAACATCTCTCAGATGAGAACGAGAATTATTCGTGGGTGGGAGACGAATGAAAACAATCGTCCTTCATGGCCCGTTCCTCGATAAAGATGACGCCCGAAATGTTTAAGTAGATAGCAACCCACTGTTTCAATATGGAACGAAAGACGACGTACACCTTCACGGAAGAGGAAGAGGCAGTACTCGCAGAAGCACTCGCCATGTATGCTGGCTACACGCGAGAGATGAATGTGAATATGCTCATCGGTGACGAGAGTGATGCCGCCGCTGTCGTCAGTGAGCACAATACCGCAGACCGACTGTGGCGTGAGTTCTTCGAGATAGCGAACGAGCAATCTCTGGAGGAAGCAAAGATGCAGTTTCAGGCCATCCACGAGCGCCCAATGGACGTGAACGACGTGTCGGCCTTTGATTGGTTCGACTATGTGCGAGGTGATGAGTAATCGTGGAGGTCACTGGTTACTGGATTGTCACGCACAAAGAGGGTGCAAAGGAGGCGGCAATCTCAATCTGTCAGCACGAGGGCCTCGTCATTGATGAACGACTACCATACGAATGCTTTACTGTCAGCGGAGATGAAGAGACCATCAAGGCTCTACCAGAGTACACCTCAATCAAGCGTGTCGAGCAGGAGGGTGTTGGTAAACAACTTAACACTCGTACAGCAAGTGATAAGTTCACCGGATTTGCCAACAAGAAGAAGAATAATGGTGGCACGTCCTTCATGCCAAAAGGACCGAAGGGTGTGTTACATATCTTCGAGAGTGGGAGCGCACGGTGTGGAAATGCTGGCAATGCTGAACATGGTCCGTTCGATGTAACGAAGGCAGACCTCAAGCGAGGTACTGTAAAGCATGGCCTCTGGACATTGACTGTCTGTGAGCGTTGTAAGAAGAGCGCACTCTCGTAAGAGTTAAGTATATGGCGTCACTCTTGTAGAGTATGAGCCAACTGGTACTCGTCTCAGACATTCATGGTAACGCGCCTGCGTTGCAGGCGGTCGTAGACCGTGAGGGTCTTGACAGCACATACGTGGTCCTCGGTGACATCCACGGGTTGCTGGCGCAACCTCAAGCAACGCTGGAACTGGTCCGTCAATTGGGTGGGCCAAAGCTCGCAGGAAACCATGACAAGGCACTGTTCCACAAAGGTGAGGGTCACGTCAACTCGAAGGAACTTTCGCGCTTCGAGTTAGAACATACTCTCGATAATCTAACACAGGACGACATAGATTATATGCGTGGACTACCGTTCCTGAAAGTATGGACCCACTCAGGGACGCGGTTCTGTGCAACTCACGCGATGCCATGGCCAGACCAAGCGAGCGGCTACGAGGCAGGCAATGCGGGTGTTCGTAAAGGTGACGTGACACGTGTTGCGAGCGTCGTGGCAGATGACTACGACTATGTGTTTCATGGTCACACCCACGAGCAGTACTCGCTCGACTGCTCTCGCTTCAGCCATGATGTACACTTCGTCAATCCCGGTTCACTCGGCTACGCTGACTCCTATACAGTCGTCAGCACAGACAGCAACGAAGTTGAGCATAAGTCTGTCGAGGGAGAGTACGACTACGACGCCCTCAAGAAACACGTACAATCGGTCCTGCCAGACGGCGCACCTCACGTGAATCGGTGGCTATAAGTAGATGGCCGCCCTCTCTCCTAATATGAGACAACGACTCACCGCAGACGACGTTCGCAACATCGAGGAAGGAGCGCATCTGGTCGTGGACCTTCACCCTGACGAGTACTGGTCGATGGGAGAAGGGCACGTCGAGTACGTCAAGGAGTACGGCTCTGGTCAGACAACGGTCGGCCTTCGGGGACTGCGCGGCCACTCGTGCCGACTCAAGATTCCGTCTGATGCGAGGAAGGGACTGACCTTCACTGGAGCAGCGAGCGGTGCAAGCAACCTCCGCGTCGAGCGAGTCGAGCGCAAGGACTGATGTAATGGGTAGGGGGTAACACTTATTACACTGGCGTCCCTCTCATAGAGTATGAGCAAACAGACATCCTACAAGTGTGATGTGACAGGCAGTTTCATCAGCGACGAACAGGCTGTTCCAGTGACCGTCAAGACAATCCGCGCAAATTCGGACTACGGTTCGCAATCGCGCAAGACGGGTCTCGAAGAAAGCAACTCGTCGCGCAATGCACGACACGTCTCGCAAGAAGTGTTGGACGAACACGACTTCCAGACCGAGGACTTCAACGAGTTGGAGGTCATCATGCTCGACCGACAGGTGGTCGGCTGGCGAGACTTCAATCCATACGTGACGACGGAGCCTCGTGTGGCGACTGATGAGCAAGCGAAGTTCCTTGAGACGCTGACATATATTTAATAACTACGGTCAAGATTTTATTAAGACCTACCACCAGTACCAGCAGGTGGAAGGCATTGTTCGTGGAAGGATGGAGCCGCGCCAAAATTTATGACTACGATTGTGGAAGGTCCGAGATACGGTGGCTCGTGGGAGACGTGGACTGGTGCTGGCGATGGTTGTGGAAGTAGAGAGATTCTCCTCTGCGAAGGTTCGGACTGCGGTGGCGTCCTCACAGTAGAGAGATTCTCCTCTGCGAAATCGTGCGCGTTAGTCTAAACGATGAGTAGACAGGCTGTAATGGTCTGTGAGTCTTGGCGAACCGGGCGATTATCAAAAATATGACACATTCCCCTGAGTGCAATATATCTCCATGCAGGATTTTCTGAGAGGCTCTGAGACTCGTTCTGAGAGGCCGGTATTCTGACAAGGGCAATGATACTCGTGTGAGTGAGAACGCTCTCCTCGCCCAAGCAGCGAGCGCCTGTGGGTTCTCTCACCAAAGGTTCGTTCACGGACAGCCGGGCCGCGACGAGCAACGCGAGGAGCTGGCGAAAGCTACGGCAAGGCTTGTGGGATACCACAACACTTATGGTGGTATCGACCCATTGTATGAACATGGAAGAAATGGAAATTCGCATCTCGGACGAGGAGGTCGCAGAGGAAGTCGCACTTGGAATCATCGGTCGAGCGCAGGACCTTCACGAGAACCCNGACGACTCGGCAGAGGAGGTGGCGCTGGAGTTGCGCGAGGTCGGACAGCAGTTGCTCGATGAGTATAGCGACACCTACTCGAAGGAGTAGCCTACAACTCGACCAGAAAGAGGGCCGCGAGAATCAGGACTATAGCGAGCACGCCTGTGGAGAGGATGAGTGTGAGTATCTCGAAGACCGATGCCATTGTGATTATCAGAATCAGTACACCCAGTTGAATGAGTATTGCATCTATTTTGTCCATGTTCACTCACCCAAGGTTCGTTCACTGACAGCTACTACAATAGTCAATTCTGTGTTCATGGTTGTGACTACGGGGTGTACAATAATAAATGTTTGGAAGAACACCGC